GATAATAATTGACGTAACAAAAGAAAAAAGCCTCGAAAGTGCTTTAAGAACTTACAAACAAAAAGTTCAAAAAATTAAACAAGTTCAAAAATTAAGAGCAAGACAGGAGTTTGTTAAACCTTCAGTTAATAAAAGAAAAGAGGTTTTGAAGGCGATATATGTCCAACAAAAGAAAAATGGTCTTAGTTAAGACCATTTTTTAATTCAGTTAATCTGTAATAATTAATTTTGGAGGTTTCCTTTTTTAGTACCTCATCTTTTACTTTAGATAATTTGGTTACCATTTCAGAATCTTTAGATTCATTTATAATATTACCAATTTGATTTAAAATTGATTCTTTTAATTCAGACGTTTTGTTTTCTAAATCTTCACTTGATAAATCAAGTATTGTTTTTAATTCAACTTTTTGTTCTTCAGAAAGTGTGTTAGTATAAAGTACATTAAAATTGTTTGCTAAAACAGCGTGTAATAAATTTTCGTTTGCGACAAATTTAGTCTCTTGAGACTCGTTAATTTCTTTTTTAGTTGTTAAATGTTCTACTAATTTCTTTTTTGCAATAACCTTTTTTTCAATATTTGATAATGAATCTTTTTCGGATAATATATCTAAAGACTCATATAATTCATTTGTTTCAATTTCAATATTACCCAATTTATCATGTAGAGATTCACAAAATACATTTAAATCATTCCAATTACCCATTGGTTGACCAAAATATGTATTTAATCCCTCAACATATAATTTTGCAATCTCTTTATCCTCGAAATATTTATTCTCAATTTCTTCATAAAACAAATACATTTCTTTAAATGCTTTGTTTTCTTTAATTGTGTTTAACATATCTTTAACTTCATTCTTATTTTGTTTAGAATAAGATTCAGTTATTTTAGTTAACATTTTTGATTTTATCGTTCCGAATTTGTTCATTTTTAATCGTTTAAAATATCGTTCAATTTAGTTTCTATTTCATAAATATTCTGTTGTGCTCTTTTCATATCAAATAAAGAGTTGAAATCTTCTTTTTCTTCACCTAGCATACCTAATATTTTTGATTTCTTTGATTTAGTAGATTCACTTAGTGGTGCGTCTCCTCCAGCCGCTGGCGGTTCTGGCGTTGATGGCATTCCTCCACCCATATCCATTCCACCACCTGGTGCTTCGCCACCCGCAGCATCCATTGCCTTTTCTCTTTCTTCTTCAGAGATACCATATTTTGCATCCACATCATCAAACACACCTGAACGTTTAATTACATTCTGTGTATTGTTTAATTCAAATCCCATCGCTCTTTCAAGACGTTGTTGTTGTAAATCTAAAACAACTTCATTATCACTAAACCCAAGAATGTTTTTCTTAGCCCATGTGTGAGACACCGGCAATATACCAATTTGTGATTGGTCTGATGTTGCATCTTTGTAAAGTGTTATTTTCTCTTTCCACATTTCAATTTTTAATAAATCAGATTGAGATGATGGATTGGTTAATGAAAGTGTAAAATTATTTAATTCATCTTCCATACCTAAAAGATATAGATGGATTAACGCAACTTTATTTAATTCTTGTATTAATGATTTTTGTATTTTATTAATAGTTCTTGCAAAACGTATATCCATTAATGCAAGATTTTTTCCATCACCAACAACTTCTTCAAAACCTAAAAATGCTTTAGGAATACGAAGTGCTGCCAACATTTTCTTTTGAATATATTCAATGTCGGCAATTTCACCTAAATTTTGTGCCCCTGGTAATGTTTCAATTGGCATAGTTTGACCTGGGTCACGAACAGGTACAAAATAATCTTGGTCTACAGCCATTTGATTATATCTCATATCAACTTGACCATTACGAGGGTCAGACACTGGTTGACGTTTAAATTTATTTGCAACTTTTTGTACATATGGTTCGATATCTTTATCGTCCATGTTACCCACAAATATTTTAAATACACGTCTTTCAGGTGCTCTAGATGTTCTGTAAATTAACATTGCATCTTCAGCAAGTAAAAGTTGTTTCCAAATTCTTCTAATCTTATCTAACATTGAAGTACCATATGGTAACTTTCTATCGTCACCTAACAATCTAAAATGTGCAACTTCCCAAGCTTGAAATTCTAAATCTTTATTTTTCCATTGAAATCTTAATTCTCTTGATGGTACTTTACTATCTGTATTAATTGCTTTCTTAGTTGACGCACCTTCAATTCTTTCAATTTCAATATTTGGTAATTGTTGTACACCAATAATACCTTTTTCTGGATCAATTTTTAAATAAACAAAATCATCACCATATTTCGCCATACCTCTAGCCCACATTTGTAGGTTTGTGTTAATGTCCAATTTGTTTTGAAATAAATCCTCAAGTATTGTTTTAATTCTATCTGATTCCGAGTATATTGTTAATATTTCACCCTTTTCTGACATAGTAGTGGATTCTTCTGCGTATATGTCTAGTGCTGCAGATACTTCAGGAGTAAATTCCATTGATTCATAATCATAATACGCGGCCATTCTTGTTGGTTCATAGTAAACCGATTGGTTGTATAATGATTGGTCCAATTTTGACCATTTGTCTGCAATATATTGACTCTGTTGAGCCTGTAACATTGCTTTCTCGTAGTCTTCTCTACTATCTGTTTTTAATAATTCGTCTTTGTTAAAATTAAAAGATGGTGTTTGTTGAGCCTGTTGACCAGGGAAACCAAACATTCTAGTTAACTTCTGAAATACGGTGGAGTTTTGATTTGCCATTCTATATAAATACTTTTCTTTATAATATAAACTATAATTTTGATAATAGGAAGATTATTTAGATTTCCCAAATAACCACATATGTTCTCTATAAACGTCCTTAGGTATGTTTGTTGGATTATCTTTATGGTAAATATTGTTAGTATCCATACCCATTGCACCTATTTGGTCAAAAGATGAACCATATGAGTAATGTGTTTTAGAGGGTTCATAAGTTCTTTCGGATAATGCCCATGATTCAATTACCGCCTTATTTTTAGAATCGTTCCTTTGTAATTGATTGAAACACATATCACCAGCATAAAGAGCCATCGACATACTCATAATTGAGTCGTCATGAGCCCCCTTCATGTGGTCAGGTCTTCCATTCATATAAACAAAAGTGTTTAATTCATTTAATAGTCGACTTGACCTAACTAAAAATCCTTTTCTAAGTTGTTCTTCAAATGCTGCAACAATTTGAGTTCTTTTATTGTTAAAATTTATACCAGGAATTTTATCTAAAGCCTTTCTATTATATTCCCAAATATTCTGAGTGTTAATCCCATCAATGAAAAGGTTTTTGTAATTCATTTCTTGTAACTTTCTTGATGTTGCAACACCCATACCACCAGTAATATCAATCACAATAAAACAATCATATAATATACCCCATTTGTATGCAATATTAGCCAAATCATCTGGTGGTATTTTTCCTATGTATTCAACAACTTGTTCTCTATCGTCAAAATCAACAATATTAATTGAAGAAAAATCCTCACTATCTCCTCTACTAACATCAACACCCATAATATACCTATGACCCTCAACCGGCTCTTTCCACTGCCAAAACGTTCCTTGCATATACTTTTCTTTAGGAACTCGTATCATATTCTTAGCAATATTTTCTTGAATATCGCCAGGAATAACTCCATCTCCTGAACCTAAGAAGTCACATTCCAATTCCTGTGCAATCTTACGTCTGTCATATTTAAATTTCTTAGACATAGATTCAAACCAAGATGAAAATGGTTTATATCCTTGTTCCACCAGTTCTTGGTATTTTTCAATATCAAAGTCATGTAAAACAACTTCATTGTCGTCATATTGTTCTCTATTTAACATGTAATGACATATGTCAGAACATTTTACCCAAGATAAGTCTTTAGTGTAACGTGGGTCTTTAAACCACCTTAAATCAGTTATATGGAAATCATTGATTCCACGTAATGCTTGGTCATAAACACCATAGTAGATAGGGTCATAACCATTTGGTGTGGAGATAAGAATAATTTTACCACCCGTTGATAGGGACGCCATAGATGCCGCCCAAAAATCATCACCCGCTTCAATATATGCAGCCTCATCAAATACAAGTATCGTTGGTGTATAACCACGTAACGCATCCGCAGATGTTGCTACCGCCTTAACCTCACAACCATTGTTTAATCTAAATCTACTTTCTGAGTTTTTATCGGGTGAAAACCCAACATTAATCCATTCAGGCCATTGTTCAATAAAGTGTCTAACCTTATTAGCCATCTCCACTGCGGTGTCTCTTTTGTTTGCAATAAGAAGAACTCTTTCAGGTTCACTTTCTTTTGCTGTTTGTAATTTTTTTGAAATCCAAGCTGCGGTTACTGTTGTTACACCTGCCTGTCTATATTTTCTAGTGATGTTTTCATTATAATTTTCATAATCCTGAATTAATTGAATTTGGTCAGGAAATAACTCTAATGGAACATATTTTTTTTGAGTATTATCATAAGTCTGCAGATATGTTTTTAACGCATATGGGGCATCTTTAATAATCTTTGCATATTCTTTTAATTGTTCTAATTTGGAATTCATATATATAAATACAAAAAAAGGGAGGTTAAACCTCCCTTGTATTATCTTTTAGGTCTGTCTAATCCTAATTCTTTATAAATGTCATCATCATCTTCATCGTCGTCGTCGTCATTGGATAACGAAATACCCGGAATAGTCATTATCCAATCTTTCAAATTATTATCAGGAGTTTCATCAGATAAATTCTCTAATTCAACGTCAAATTGATTCATCGCATCTTCATATTCTTCGTCATTTAAATCTTTTACAATACTATCAATTACTTTTTGAATTAATTGAGCCCCCCTTTGTGAGCCTGAAATTACCTCTCTTAAAAATACTAAAAATTGTTTAGCTGGTAATTTAAATATTTCCTCTAATAAGAAATTCTTAATACTTTTTGAATCCTCTTCACTATATTTGTCAGGTATTTGAGACCTCAATCTATTCCAAATTGCTGGACCTAATCTTAAATCCCAAACTTCTTTTTGTAAAATATCTTCAGTTTCGTCAATTTTATTCCAAGTTTCTTGATCATCAGGTATACCAGCACCTGCGATTACTTCAAATATACCTTTAGTAAGTTCATGTACTAATACTACAAAATTTATACCTTCAGCAATAATTTTTACTTTATTATCTTCTTCACCTCCCTCATCTTCACCTCCCTCATCTTCACCATCCATGCCAGGTTGTTCTTCATCACCACCTTCCGATTCTGGACTTTGAAATATAACTTGAACTCTACCAGCAACACTACTACTAAGATTTTTAATTGCATCATTACTCATTTGCCAATAAAAACTATCATTTATTGACATCATCAATCCGTAACATCTAATAAGTTCTTCTCCATTAGCGTTACCCACTATTTGTTTAATTAAAGTAGAAACACGAGTAAAATCCAATTCACCTTCACCTGTTTTTATTGATCCAGTGTGTAACCAATGACCCTCTTTTGATGCACCTTGTATTAACGCGTTTGTTAATCGTCTTTTAGCTTTTTCTAAATTTAAATCTTGTAATGCTTTAGCTAATAATGTCTCATCATGTATAAAGTCATTATCTTCTGGTTGTTGTGGTTGTGATTCATCACCATCTTCATTGTCATCTGAATCAACATCAACTTCAGGTTCATTTACTTCTGGACCTCTTTGTTGTTGCATCCCTTCAGTAGAACTAATTCCCCCTGTGATGGTGGCGGTTATGTTAAGTTTACCTTCAGGTACTGAATACTCTTTCAAAACAATTTGAATTGCAAGTTGTTCTAATTCTCTTTTATATTGAGATTCAATCGTTGTCGTCTTCCTCAATGCATCCAACATAATACCGGATAAAGATGCATCTTGTATGTTACCACTAAAATTTGAAAATTCTCTTACTTTAGCAACCACATCTCTATATCTCTCCGACGCTAATAATTCTTGAAAATTTTGATTTGGATTTCCCGTTTTTGGAAAAGGTACCTTTTTAAGTGGGGTATCACCTGTTGCTAATTTTTGTTGTATAGATTGATCTGGTCTATCTTCACCATCAAATGTCATTGCCATTTCGTTCAAATTTTCTTTGATTAAAGATAACAATTTTTTCTTAGATAATTTCATAATTTTATAAATTATTTTTTTTCCTGTAACGCCTTAGGTCTTGGACTTGGTTTTGGACCTGGATTAAATGGGTCTCTTTTTGGTCTAGCCGGTTTAGTTCCGGGAACAACTTTTGGTTTACTCGGAGCAACTGCTGGTGCTGAAGATGTAATAGCATCATAAGTCATAAATTCAGGAATACCATTGTGTCCTTTTTTTACATTAGCACCGTGTTGTGGTTCCATAACCTCAGATTCGGTAAGTTTACTTTTAATAAGTTCCATAATTTCATTTTTTGATGTAAAACTATGAAAATTATTTTCAGCTAACGCCTCAACCCATTCTTTAACATCTTCCTCTTTCTTTTTGTGACCGTTAAAATTTGGTGAAGGTTGTTTCCCTACTACGAATCCTTTTTTCTTTTTTTCTTTTGGTTCATTACCTTCTTTATCTTCTTTATCTTTTTTCCAAATATTATAAAATTTAGTAAGTTCACTTTCAACCTCATGGTCTTCAGGATCTCTACCTAAATCTTTTTTTAATTTTTCTTTTGTTGCTCCTATCACAATACCATGTATTGATTCGTCCACTTCTCCCTCTTCAGTTTCACCTTCTTCTTTTTTCTTAGGTGTAGTTTTCTTTTTAGGTGTTGTAGATTTACTGCCAAACAAATTTGAACCACTTGATTTTGAACCTTTTACAGTTAATCCCATATCCACTTCATTAACGTCTTTCTTTTGACCATCAATTTTTCCGTTGTGGTTCTTATCTAATTTCTTTTGTCCACCTTTCAATTCTTCCTTAACCTCAACCTCAGTATTTGGGTCTTTAGCTAACGCCTGTAATTTTGGGTCTGTTTTTAATTTATCGGCATCAACGACAATTCTTTCATGTAAATCAGAAAGTTGTTTATCATTGAAATTAACCAATGTTTTTTGAGAAAACCCTTCTTTAACTAGTTGTCCAACAATTACGTCTCTTTTCATATATTATTTATTTTAATGTTTTCGTTTAATAGAATATAACCTCTTTGTTTTAATTTTTTTGTAACATTTTCTAAAGATTCCGCAAATTTAAATGATAATCTTTCATTTTCTGAATCAAAATCAAATTTTTCCCAAGCTAACGATATAACACCATCTACAGCATCAATAACTCCGAAATAATCGGAGTTTTGAATAAGTTCTAATTGTAAATCTGTGTTCTTTAATAACCCAACTACATCAACATATTCGATGTCAGGAGATTTAGATTGTTGGTTAGCCGAAGCAGGAATGATAAACCACTCCCCCATATCAATCTCAGTACTTTCACTAAAAACAAATTCATACTGTTTTTGACCTTTGTAATCTGAACCAATCTCATTGACATATATTAGATGCATTTTAGTTGAAATATTTACTTAAAGTTTCACCGATACTTCTATGAATTTCATTTTTAATTTCATCCAAATCTATCTCCTTTTCAACATCAGTTTGTTTTTTATCATTTCCCATCTCTAAATCGGCACTTTTTGATAAATCGTCACCACCATCAACAAAATCATCTAAAGATATTTCCATTTGTTCTCCCGGTGCTGGGTTATTAATAAACTCATCTAATGCTGACATTGTGTTCTCTCCCAAATCTTCATCTGATGTTGGTTCTGCAGCAGCTTCAGGTGATGGTTCCATTGCTGGTTCTTCTGAACCCATTTCCCCACCTTCTTCCTCCTCACGTTCAAATTTCTTTGCGATGTCTTCAATATCATCATCGTCTAATTTGTCTAAATCAACCGCAGATATAATCATATTTAAAATATACTTTATATCATCACTTTCCATTCTATCATGTAAATCTCTCAATTCTTGACCTAACTTTCCTG